GCAACAGTTTCATGATGCAGGCCTTGAGTGCAGACACAGAAAAGAAATTGCACACCTGGTGTTTTGGTCACTATCATGGATCGGTGGATCAAATACGTCACGGTGTGCGTTTTGTCAACAACTGCCGAGGCCGGGGTGACACTGAGTGGCGTCAACATGTATACCATCCTCTACGCATTGTGGTAGACAATTAATTTACAGTTTCGGGTTCCAGCTTGATTTGCAATGGGAAGCTCTGTGATCTTGCACTTAGTGTGACTTCAATGCCTTTCTGTTCAGCCACTTCATAAGGCAACACTGCCACTGTGGCTTGCCCGGCTTGATGAATGTCCACGGTGATTTGTTCAGCAGTGGCCGCGGTGTAATCAAAATACTCAATCAAACTTTCCACAACAAATTCCATTGTGGTTTGGTTATCGTTCAAATAGATAACTTTAAACATGGGTGGCTCTTGTACGGCCTCTGATGGTTTGATTCGTGTGCGTGTATCGCTCTGTGCCATTTCTATTCCTTGCTTGGTTACTCAATCAGTGACAGCAGGATTGCTGTCACTGTATTTACATTATATTACTCTTTGTAGGAGATTGCAATGGTCTTTGGTCGGGCGTCTTCGGGCACTTCACGTTTCAAGTGAACATTCAAGATACCAAGTTCAAGATGTGCATTGCTGATTTCCACATGATCAGCCAATTGAAATTCTCTGCGGAAACTTCTTTCGCTGATGCCTTTGTGTAGATATGTGTAGTTGGCATCATCTTGATCTGCCAGCTTGGTCACACTGTGTGTGCCTTCAATAATCAAGAATTTTTTGTCCTTGGTAATCGAAAGATTGTCATGCCCAAAGCCAGCCACAGCCAAACTGATCATGTACTCATCATCATTGATTTGCACAATGTCATAAGGTGGATAGTTGTTGTTGCTTTGTTGGGCATTCACACGCATGAGATCATCAAACAGGTTGTCAAAACCAATACCAAATTTGTGAATTGCGGGAAGATCGAATGTGCGAAGGGTGAGAGTTTTTGTCATTTGTTTTCTCCTTTATTAAGCAAGATGACTTTTGAATTGTAGCCCCACTATGGGCACTACATGTATATTTATAACACAAATTTCATTCTGTGTCAAAATATTTGAAAAAATTAATATGTTCGGGGAGGTAGTTGTTGACTCTCAAGCTGTTTGCGCCAACGATTTTTTGCGGCACTGCGTTTGAGTTTACGGGCTGTGGTGGGCTTGATATAAAATTCACGTTCACGGAGATCATTCAGCACACCACTATTTTGCACTTTTTTTTTGAATTTGCGAAGAGCTTTTTCTATGTTGTTGTCTTGTACCAACACTGATCTAGCATGCTTCTTATTCATTTATTTCTTTGAGCTCCTTGGGAATATTTATCTGCTGAATATCAATATTGACTGTGCGGATTCCGTGATTGCGATAACGAGCTAGGTTATACATGTGAGGCAACAGCACACGTTCCAATTCTGAATGTAGACCACGTGCGCCAGTTTTGTTGGCAATGGTGCGTTCTGCAATCAACTCCAGACTGTCAGTGCTGAACTTGAGTTCAACTTGATCTTTCTGAAACAGCCATTTGTATTGGCTCACATAGCTGTGTTTGACTTCTTGCAAGATCTTGATCAAGTCAGCTTTTGTGAGTTCTTCCAGGGCCACCCAACTGGGGAAACGTCCCACAAACTCAGGTATCATACCAAACTTGATCAAGTCTTCGGGTGTGGTTTGATCCAGGTGTGCGTTTTTGTCATTGCCCACTTTGGCGTTGAATCCTATGCTGGTACCTTTTATGCGGCTTTTGACAATGTTGTCCAAGCCCACAAATGCACCGCCGGCAATGAACAAGATATTGGCTGTGTCAATTTCCACAGTTTCGCCTGAAGGATGCTTGCGGCCTCCCTGCGGAGTTATTCTGCACCGGGTACCTTCCACCAATTTCAACAAGGCCTGTTGCACACCCTCACCTGACACATCTCGGGTGATACTGGCACTCTCGCTTCGTCGGCTGATTTTGTCAATTTCGTCTATGAACACAATGCCACGTTGTGTCTTGGCCACATCACTGCCTGCGGCTGTGTACAGTCTGGTGATCAGGCTTTCCACATCGTCGCCTACATAACCTGCTTCGGTCAAGCTGGTGGCATCTGCAATCACAAATGGCACATCCAAATACCGTGCCACAGTACGTGCCAACAGCGTTTTCCCTGAACCCGTTGGGCCAAGCATGAGTATGTTGGCTTTTTCAATTTCTACATCAGCATCAGCATTGGCTATGCGTTTGTAATGATTGGCAATGGCCACACTCAACACCATCTTGGCATGGGCTTGACCAATCACATACTGATCCAGGTGATCTTTGATGGCTCTGGGATCCAAGGTGTCATCTGTGATGTCTTTTGATTTCCCTGGCAGTTCTTCTACCAGCAAGGTCTGGCACAGGTCCACACACTCGTTGCAGATTGAGACTTCGTTGCCTACTATGAGTTTGGCCACCGAGTCTTTGTGTTTGCCGCAAAAACTACAGTTGTCTAGGGTGTCAGGTGATTTCATATTTGAATTGGTTTCACACGACGGGCAATGGCATCAGCTTCTGCATCACTCAGCAGGTCTGGGTCATATTCTCCAGACGACAGTTGTGTGATCAAATGCTCAATGTATGCATCGTCGTATGTGTAGTTATCTGTCAAAGTTTTGTCCACAATAATCCAGTTCTGACCATTGTACTTGTACAGCACATTGGGCATGCGATCCACACGCATGAATATGTCGCCTTTGATGGCTGTTTCTGGGAACACAATACCAAATCCTGTCAATGGTGCTCTGCCCAGGTCATCATTGTCGGCCAACAAACGCATCCAAGGCAACTCGTCAATTTTTCCACGAGCAAGTTTGTATCGCTCTTCTTTGAGGGTGCTGTTGGGATTCTCATCTTTCCATTTTTTAATCGCGGCTTTCAATGGAACGTTTTCTTCAAGGTCTTCATCAACATCTTCGAGTATTTGATATTCAACTGTGGGCTTGTTAAGCACTTTAATATCATCCTGATCAAACTCCACAGGTTCAAGGTGACGTGCTTGATCAAACTCAGCTGTGACTTCTTCTACTCCCGCTTCACTCAGTGTGTTTGATTGTAGTTTGTTATACATCCATCCTGGTGAGTGTGGGTCCTTGGGAGGATCATCAAACAATGCACTTGTTTCAACCACTGGTCCTGTGGGCAGTTCTGGCTCTGCTGTTTCACGCAGTTGTTCAATTTGCTCATCAGACAGTGGACCATCATCAGGCTCGTAGGCCGGGCGAGCTGCTCTGGCCTCACGCTGCCACTTCATGCTTTCTGTGGAGGCTAATACCATCATGATGGCCAAGGGATCAAACACCACAACCAAGATTATAATAACCCAACGCACAGCACGTTCTAATAGATTGGCATCTGGGTTGTCACCGTAGATGAACGCCGCGATATACTTAATTGGCCCAACCTCAGCTTCGATTTTACGTACCTCGGCGGCAATAGGCGCACGGGCATCGTTAAGTTCCGCAATGGACTTCTGCGACTGAAGTATTTCATTTTGAAGTCTAACACGTTCTTTCTGCTGGGCCCGGCGCAGAGCCACAGCCTTGTCGGCACCTTTTTCATCTGCTGAGCGGCCCAATACAGAGTCCACTCCTTCATCCATCTGTTTAAGTGCCTTGCGGTTTGCTTCAATATTTTCCTTTTGGGTCTTGATTTTTTCATCATATATTGCAATCTTGCTCAGTACATCGCCGCTGATCAAATTTTGATCACTATGTGCTTTGGATAAGAAACCAAAGATGCCCATTGACGTAATAATCATCAGCATGCCCACAGCAGGCACCAGATACATTTTCATCAGCCATCGGCAACGATCCCAGTATTCGTGCAACCATACTGTGACAGTGACCTTGGCCACTTCCAGGATGGATCCCATGATAATAATGGGTATCACTGCTGAAGCAAAAATAGCAGTGAGACCCAGGATACTGTACCAGGCCGCGACCACGCTCAATGAAAGAGCGGTTAACAATGTAAAATAACTGAGGAACATAGGCTTATTTATTGGGTGTTATACGGACTGTGACAGCTAGTTTGACTGCCAACCATGTGGCAATCTTCACATCGGGTACGTCAAACCATACCCAGACGCTTTTGTCATTGTCCCAGATTAAATTTTCCAGTCGACGTTTGACATGATTTTGGCCTTTCCAGTTGTTGGCGCCAACCACTTGATTGAGTTCACGGATCACTGCATACCAGTCTTTGACCGTGCGTAACTCAACTTGAATACGGTGCATGACCAAGGGCGTTAATTTAAGAGAGTCAAGGGATTCAAACATACTCAACGCAGAGGTTTCAATTTCAACAGACATTACTATCCTTTACACTGTTTTTATCTACTAGGCATACTCCACTGGGTACCAGCCAGTGTTTTGACCTGTTGCCAGGTCTAGCCAGTGTCTCATCCTACGGGATTTCTGCTTCAAATGCCACGGCGCCGAGCAGGACCGGTTAAAGATCTTTTCCTGCTCTGCCCATCAAGCCACCCAATCTCCTGGTCATGCACAGCTATTATACTGCACAAGTCAGGCGTTGTCAACTTGTTTTTTAGTTAATTCGCACACCAGGAGAAACTGCTCGTAGGCCAGTTTGACTGCGGGATTGGTCAGCAGTTGTTGGGCTTCTGCTTGCATGGCTTGGACGGCGGCTTCGGCATGATCTCTGGCACTGCCATAGGTCAACGGACATAATTCATCACCGAACTCTTTGGCCAACTTTTTCCAAGCTCGACGCTGACCTTCTGTAATAGGAGTCCGCTGTGGACGCATTTCGCTGGCCGTACGCATGGCGTCGCAAATGGCATCTTCTGCCACACGGCCTGCCGCAATCATTGCGGCATAGTTGGGATCGATGTTGTACCGGCGACTTTGGCCACCTGGGTAGCACATCACAATGTGTGTGCCCTTGGAGAAACTGTCTAGGTACTCACTGTCGTATTCACTCACAGGCACATACCTGCGTCCCTTTTTTTCGTAGTAGATTTTTTTAGTCATGTTCCCAAGTGTTGGCTTCGTAATTCCAGTGACGGGTATCGCAGATCATAAAGGACAAACTATACCCCAACAATGCCAGTCCCAATATTAGCCCAGCATGACTTTCTCGCCGAGTATAACTGAAGTTAAATCCAATCAATTGGCTGGTTTGCAGTAGTTCTGCTTCCCAGGCCGTGTGGCAGGCGATTGGTCCTGATCTATTCCACAGATTGTCAAAAGGCCGACCCCAAGGATTGCTTATACTAAAACCAAGATAAATCATGACAACTCCAAGGTTTCAATCAGTTGATGCGTGTCTACACTGTTTTGCACATAGCCCTTGTACACTGTGTTAAAGTAATGATTGCTGGGCGGTTGTTCATGGGATTGGTCAGTCATCTGATAAACCAAAGCAGTGTCTGCGCCGCGGTCAGTATGCACCACAACACTGAAACGTGTGTAGTGATACGGATAGCCTTCCAGTTGATCCAGTGCTCGCAAGTTGTCATCTGTGATTTCCCACAGCACACCATCACACCAGTTGCCTGCCTCGGGTTCAATGTCTGCAAAATGACGGAACACCAGAGCATAGTCTGTGATCCATGCCGGTCCCAGACAAACAGCACCCGGACATCGGGTGGCCATTTCATCCAAGTTGGTGTTCATACCATATGCAAAATATTTCAAACTTTTTCTCCGGCTTCAAAATCTCTAAAACGTAAAAATCTTGGGAATCTCAGGCTGTATGATCCGTCTTGGTTTTGTGTGACTGCATCAGCCTGGATTTCAACCAAGTGACCAAGAAGAAGATCCCGGCTACGCCAATACTCATCCCTGTCGCCATCAGACAGGCCACTGCCAACATTAACACAGATATGTCTTCCATTGTCATCTCCTTCACAAATTATAGCACCCAACCGGTCAGCATTGCGACCAGTACCTTGTTCGAAACCCACAATGCTCAAATCAACTGTGATGGTGGGTTTCCATTTCATCCACGAATCTGTGCGTTTGCACAGGTACGGAGCATCCATGCTCTTGATCATGATGCCTTCAAATCCACTCGCCACAGCGGCTTCGGCATAGCGTTGCATGATGTCATGTCCTTCGGCAGTGTCCAAGTCCACATCCAGACCGTTCATGATCTGCAAGGGACCATCCGCAGGCAGTCGAGCACGTACACGTTCTAACATTTCAATGCGTTTGTGTTGTTGTGCGTTGTAGTGGCCTTCGATAAAACTGTCCAGCGGTATGATATCAAACACATGATACACCATGCCATCTGTGACAGCATCCGATTTGCGGTGTGCCTGTTTCATCAATTTCTGAAAACTCTCGCCCACAATCTCTCCATCCAGCACATAACTGATGCTGGTGTGTGGTAAGCCCAATGCCTTGCGATTGTCTTCAATGGCTTGCACAATCTGCGGAAAGTTTTCAAACTGTTTGCCATTGCGGCTGTACAGTGTAACATCCATGCCGTTGACCACTGTCAACACACGCACACCATCCAACTTGCACTCAAGACGTTTGATGCCTTTCAGCTTTTTGGGTTGGTCTGTAGAATCTTGTGCCAACTGACAAGCAAACACAGGAATCCGCCATTCGGTCTTGCCCAGCACCTTGTTCAAGGTCTTTTCTGAAATGCCACAGCGTAGGTCTTTGGTAATAACACGTCTGCAGAGATTGTTCCACTCCAGACTGTCAAAGCGTTTCATTGTTTCCGCAATAGCATCTCGGGCGCGATGACCGGTGATTGATCGAGTGCGTAGGCTTTCCAGCAAGCCCCAAAACACAGGCCAAGGATTTTCTGCATGTTCAATGCCCAAACTCTCAGGCACTTGTTTGACATGGAATGTGTAGTAGGGATTGTATGCTTGATAGCAATTGAACAAGAAACACTGTGCGTTGGCACTACCCAACTTTGACGCCATCAAGGCTTTTTCAATCACCCGCTCTTTGTGCAGGCGACTGTCGGAACTTTCAAGGTCCCTTATCCAATCAGCTGCCACAGTGATACCGTTGAATTGAGTGTGTGAGAAATCGATGTCATTCATATATTTACAGTGTTACCATGATGAGTTATAGAATACTTTCAAACCCAAGAACATTTCTGCACGAGCTGCCTGGATGAACTTCAAGTCTTCGTTGTAGTAGTGCTGGTCTGCATTGTCGCCAAAGAAAAATCCCGACGTGGCCGGCAGTCGACGTTTTTTTACCACATACTCCAGATCATCCAAGTCATCAGCAGTGAGCTCGAATTCAATGCCGTTGAAGTTATCTGTTTCACGCAGTTCATTGCCTTCACGTTGGAGCCACCGTTGTGCCATCCAGCCATGCAGGTTGGGATGTTTACGCCAGTATGCAATGTCTCTTGGCTTGTTGACGTTGGGGTTGCGGTGTTCTTTGTGATCTGGATCCCACTCTGATCCTTCGTAAAATTCCGCTTGCTGGCCTGCCCGGGCGGCCACGTATGCGTACATGTCAAGTCCCATGTTTGTCTCCGTTAATCAAGTGGAACATTTTTCATTGGCTCAGTGCCCGTCCAGTGTGCCTGTGTGACACACACGCCTCGGTACTGTATGCCCATCGGGTGCTCACCTTTTTTGGGCAGTGTTTTGATTGCCTGCTCGCATGCAGTTTTGGTGGGCATGGTCACAGGCACTTTGTCCATGAAGTTGCCACCGGGGCTGAGCAGGGCCACAATCAAGATCCATTCATTCATTATGCGGCCTCCAACATGTTGGCTGGCACCTTCCACAGTACGACACCGTCTTTGACTGTGACATACTTGATGGCAACCTTGGTCACTGTGCCTGTCACAGTAACACCACGTTTGGTGCTGTGAAACTTCACTGTGTCACCTTTGGTGAACTCACGAATTTTTACAGAGCGAAGCTGGGCACGAGCATACAGCACCGCATCGTTGATGCTGGTCAGTTGGTCGTTTGTAAAATTACCAAACATGATGGCAGAATTGATTTGTTGAATTGAGAGTTGTTCCATGATTAATTGCTCCAAAAAGATTCGCTAGAGGGTGAACAGAAGTAAGGCGTATCATAACGTTCCTGGTATGTCTTACCAGTCATCATGTTGCGTTTGGTAACCCAAGTCTCATGGGGTTCCACAATGAAACCCAATTTTGTTTTGGATTCAATTACAGCACGGATATAGGCTCTGGTAACAGGGGCAAATTCTTCTTTGGCAACAAGACGCTTGCCTTCTTTGACCCGCTTGTCAGATTTGTAAAGTTCTAATGTGTATTCAACCAGTGCAGTCATCTTTGGCTCCTTTTTTACTACAATAACTCTATTATATACAAAACGGAATTTTTGGTCAACCAAAATGTAATCACTGCAATCACCAGCAGTTCTGCCACAGTGAATTTAGTACTATAGTATACCCGTAGTACTTTGCGTTTAAGTTGGTTTACCCGGTTCATGCTGTTATTATAGCATTTGGGCAATTATTGGTCAAGTACTACCTAAGTACTACTTTTTAGGTTTGCACGTCTGCCCGAGCTTGGGCTACTGTGTACCCGTATTGACTGGTTGACACCAAGGGCGGGATTGCATTGGGTTGGCTGGGCACCGCTGTGTCTGGAGTTATTCCGGCAGATTCAAGTCCTGCTTTGTTACCACCTTCGATCAAGGCAGCCACCATGGCTTGACCATACTGATTGGAGGTATCAGCAATGCTACTCAAGAAGTCAAACGCCATGCCCTGTTGCCGATCTTGGCCGTAACCGGCCAAGGCAGGAATGAAAGCAGTGATAGGCAACTGTGCGCCGGCAGTGAGTGTAGCATAGTCAATGCTGGCTTGAGTTTGAAAGATGCTTTCGTTGGCACTGTGTTGTACCATAGCGGTCCAGGCAGTGTTCAAGGTGGTGGTTGCAGTGCCCATGGCAGTGATGGCTGTGCCAATGGCCTTGTTGGCCTCAGTGATCAATCTGGCCAAGGCCGCATCATATGTGGCATAGGTTGGTGTGTTGTAGGGAGCAGGAAGAACAATAGTGGGCGGCACACCGTAGGTGTTGGTAGACACCAGAGTCTTCATGTAAGAATAAATGAGATTGAGTGTGGTCAATGTGCCGGCTGTGAGTTGTGCCGAAATGGTGGAAGTCACAGAAGTCAAATAATCGTTGTAAGGGATACCAGCAGCTGATCCAAAAAAGTCTGTGGTCAAGTATGTACCACTGGGCCCGGAGCCTTTGGCCAAGGTGTTCTGATAATATGCGGCCACTTCAGCAGGTATGGGTGTGGGGGTATTGGCCGCCAATGGTAACCCATTGAGTGTGGTTACTTTTTCTTGTGCTGTTTTTGACGCTGCCGCGGTTTGTGTTATGGTGCTCATTGTAGTATGGCCGCTAATTTTGGTACTGTGGTATTGCTGATACCTTTGACCTGTTGGAATGCAAGTTGCAGTGCGCGATTGGCCGCAGCATTGGCCGCAGGTATGATTTTTGCCAACTGGTCACAACCCACTGGAGTCAATGAGCCTGAGTTTAATATGGGTTCGACCGCGCTGTTGACATTGCCATCCACGTCGTAGATCAGCACAGGGCCGTCAGGTGTGGGCAAAGTCAAACTGGCATAACTGGTGGGAAATATTTTTACAGGATCCAGTAAATCAGCCATGGTCTCAATGTTGGGCAAGGTGACACCCAAGATATCCAACACATTTTGCAAACAATCACCAGTGACATTAGTCAATGCAGGATAAGCGGCTTTTTGTAAAGTATCAAATTGATTTGGAGTAAGCCCGTTGGGTTTGTACAAACTTTGCACATCGTTGTTGACCAAGGCAGCAATGGCCCCGTCGGTCAGGCCTTGAGCTTTGAGTGCTGTGGTCACACATGGTGTGGTACCATTCAACATGTTGCCTTTGATTGCCAGTTGCTGTAACAACGCCGCCGGAGTTCCAAATTGTTCAACGTTGTCCAATGCAAACAAATCACCATCCAGTGCCAAATCGTCGCCAAACGCGGCCAATGCTGGATTGATCAGTGTGAGACCTCCAGTGATTAGATCTGTCATGTTTTCAAATGTTGGACCAAGGTAATCAGTGCTGTTGGCATTGACAGCACTGAGAATGATTCCGTTGGTCAGAGAAAGATAACCTTGGGCGGCTCCAAATGCCTGTGCAAATTTTCCAAAGTCGCCGCCACCTAGATATGTGCTGGCACTGCTGGTTATGGTACCGGTGTATCCAGTATTGCCCACAGTCCAGGCTATGTTGCTGGACACCGAGTCTCCCAAGGCAGGACAATAGTTGCCTGACACATTGGCGCCCAATGTGGTAAGATTGGCTATGGTATTGTCACTGATGTTCAGACTCACATTGCTCACAGCCTCATTGATGGTGAACAACAGATTGGCAATGGGTGCAAGGGAATTGTAACTGGCAATGTTGTTGGACAAGTTGGTGTTGGCCGCAATGGCATTGCCTGCGTAAAATCCCACACCTGCTGTGAGTTGTAGTGGTGTTGCTACAGACTCTGCCATTATCCTGCTCTCACTGAGGGAGACCCTGCGGTACGACTGTGTCCACAGGTGTCAGCGTCGCCGTCACGTATGACAGGTTTTCCAGCCACACGTACTGTGCCTGAACCGCCTGAGGTCACTGCTGAACAATGAATGCCACAGCCGTTTTGCCCACAACAAGGATGTGGCGATACTGAAATACCTGGTATCACAATAGGACGACCATTCACACGTACAGAAGCCACACCTGAGGTGTTGACTCCACCTGATGAATTTGGATCTCCTTGACGTTGCACTGCTGGCATATTATCCCATTAAGATTTTACTGCGCACAGGCTTGATACCTGTTGTGGCTTCCAAATAACTGTCCCCAACGTCTTCACGCACAGGGGCGATCATGGCCACGCTGGATATATTTACCGTGACATCTGACTCAGGATCTGCGGTAAACAAACTGTTCATCAGTTGTATGCCTTGCTGTCCTGGTACCACTGCCACAGGCTTGCTGATGGTGTAAGTGACGGCATTGCAACCTACAATTTTTGCCACAATCTCTTCACCGTAACCCATGCGCATGGTATATGTTTTTCCTACTTCAATCATTTAGTTTCTTTCTAAGTTCGTTAAATCCACCCACGTATTCTTCATTCAAGAAGATTTGTGGCACTGATCTGGCAGTTGGCACTGCTTCTAATAATTGTTCGCGAGTCCAATCGTGGCTGATGTTGCGCACTTCATATTCTATGCCTCGACTTTCCAACAAGCCCTTGGCCTGTTCGCAGAAGGCGCATTGGTCTTTTGACCATACTATTGCTTTCATTTGTTTTTCCTTATAAATCTGGCAATTCGTCGTAGTCCAGTCGATCACTCATGACGCCAATAACATAGTTAGTCGACTCTGTCTCTTGCAGTGCAGATTGTTTCTTGCTGGTGTCCACATGCTTCATGAACCAAGGAATGGGTGTGCTTCTGGGTGCAGACTCCAGATACTTGACACCAATTTCTTTGAGTGCGCCCACTGCTGTGTAGTCCACAAAGTCCTTGAGAATGTTGGCATTGAGTCCAATCACAGGACCTTTCTGGAACAAGTAGTCGGCCCAGGCCTTTTCTTCACGGATCACATCCAGATACAGCTGATATACTTCAGCTTCGCATTCCACCTTGGCAGCGGCAAAGCGCGGATCTTCTTTGACCACTTGATTGATCATCCAGGCAGTCCAGTCCCGGTGTAAGATTTCATCTTGCAAGATCAGGCTAATGATGTTGCCGTTGCCAATGAAGATACGATTCTCTACCATGGCTAAACTTGTGGCAAATGATACCATAAAGCGGAATGCTTCCAATGCGTATGATGCATTGAGTGCCAACCATATGGCCTTGATATGTTCTTGTTCAAGAACCATACCTGTCATTTCACTGCTGAGTTCTTTATGGCAATTTATTCTGTGTAGTTCGTCGTAGTATTTTCCAACACTGGATGCCATGTCCACAATCTCTTTGGTGTCGTGAATGGTGTTGAACACATCCTTGGGCACGTTGTAGATGTTGCGAATGATGTGACTGTATGAACGACTGTGGATGTTGGTTTCAAAGAAACTCCAGTTGTACATCAAGGCTTCCAGTTCAGGTATGCCCACAACAGGAGTAAAAACCTGTGCCGGGCCACGACCTTGCAAACTATCCAAGGCTGTTTGGCGCAACAAGTTTGATGTGAAGATGTGCCGCACAGTGTCTGACGATTCTTTGAAGTCGTTGGCATCTTTGGTCAAGGATACTTCTTCTGGAATCCAAAAGAACCCACGTGCTTCTTGTTCAAATTTGACCAGTTTGTTGTACTTGACTTCTTCAAAGCGTTGTATTGTTACAGGACCTGCAGGGTCAAGAAACATCTTGCGATGTAGGTAGTCTGTTTTGGTAGCGAGGTTGTATTGTGCTTGGCTCATAATTTGCAACTTTCGCAGTCTTCCGCATCATCAAAGTCTATTGCTTCCAAAGGCGTATCTTCTTTGGCTGCCTTGGCACCTTGCTTGTTGATTAGACTGTAGTAGAATGTCTTGATACCCCAGTGATGTGCTTGCATTAGATTTCGAGCAATCAAGGTGGTAGGTACTTTGCGATCTGCAAAGTGTGCAGGGTTGTAAAATGTATTGGTCGATATTGACTGATCAATATATGCTGCCAACACTGCGGCTGTTTTCAAATAACCAACACAATCCTTTTGTTGCCACATCAGTTGATATCGGTTCTTGAGTCTGTGATATTCGGGCACCACTTGTGTAAGGCTACCTGCTTTTGATTCTTTTACTGAAATCAGACTCATGGGCATTTCAATACCGTTGGTTGAGTTGATAACCACTGAACTGCTCTCCACAGGAGCCACTGCCATTAATGTGGCATTACGTACACCATACTGTTTCATATTTGTACGCAAGGTTTCCCAGTCAAGTTCTGGCGCAAAGTCTGTCAATTCATTCACACCCCGGGCACGTAGTTCCCAGGGGAATACACCTTGTCCATAACGTGTTTTGTCCGAATCAGTACAACGACCACGTTCTTTGGCCAGTTCCACTGTGGCTTCAGTCAAGTAGTAGGCTTGGTGTTCCATCCATGACTTGACTTCTGCTAAGGCATCTTTCTCACCATACTCTAATCCACGCTTGGCATGCCAGTAGGCCAGATTGGTGATGCCAATGCCCAAGGGTTGAATCTCATCATTGCTGAGTTGACTTTGGATACTCAAGAAGTCTTGATAGTCCAAGATGTTACACAGGCTGCGTTGCAGGATGCGACAGGCTCTGCGCATGTCTTCAGGGTGACGGAACGCACCCCAGTTGATTGAACCCAAGGTACACAATGCAATACGCCCTTCAGCATCATCCAATCGCTTGAATGGTTTTGTGGGCAACAAGATTTCAC